TGCCCGCCGTATCGGCGCCAAGGAGGAGGAGTCCTTCTTCACTGGAGACGGTACTGGAAAACCCCTGGGCATTCTTGCCGCTACGGGTGGTGCTGAGACCGGCATTACCGCCGCGTCCGCTACGGCGATCACTGCCGATGAGCTGATCGACCTGTTCTACTCCCTGAAAGCCCCTTACCGCAGAAATGCTGTGTGGGTGCTGAACGATTCCACCATCAAGGCCATCCGCAAGCTGAAGGATAACCAGGGTCAGTACCTCTGGCAGCCTTCCCTGACCGCAGGCGCTCCTGACCTGCTGCTTGGCAAGCCGGTACACACCTCGGCGTATATGCCTACCATTGCTGCAGACGCCAAGACCATCGCCTTCGGTGATTTTTCCTATTACTGGATCGCAGACCGCCAGGGGCGCTCCTTCAAGCGTCTCAACGAACTGTATGCCGCTACCGGACAGGTTGGCTTCCTTGCCTCCCAGCGTGTGGACGGCAAGCTGATCCTACCGGAGGCCATCAAGGTGCTGGCGCAGAAGTCTGCGGGCTAATGATGAAGGGAGGCGGCGGTGATGGAAGCACTTCTTTCTAAGGTCAAAGCCAATCTCATTCTGGAGCATTCGGCGGATGATGAGCTTCTGAAGGGCTACATCACCGCCGCTGTTTCCTATGCGGAGAGCTACCAGCATATCCCGGAAGGCTACTACACGGAAAATGCGATGCCGGCCACTACCGAACAGGCGGTGATCATGCTGGCATCGCATTTCTATGAGTCCAGGGATGGCTCCACAGGCGGCTTCTTCGCAGACAACACCAATGCGGCACAGCAGGTGTGGAATACAGTGAATCTTCTCTTACGGCTTGACCGGGATTGGAAGGTGTGAGTATGAGCTTTGGCAAGATGAACACCTTCCTTTCCATCGTAGAGAAACAGTTTACACAGGATGAGGACGGCTTCAAGACGGAAACAGATGTGACCGTGGCAGAGGTTCTGGCATACCGGGAAGGCCGTCATGGCAGTGAGAAATGGGCGAACATGGCGTCCTTCTCTACGGCCACCGATCTGTTCCGATTCCGTGTAATCCCAGGTGTGGAAATAACAACGGATATGCGAATCCTCTGCAACGGGCATACCTTTGAGATCACTTCTGTAGAGGATGTCAAAGGCAGAGGAATGTATCTGGAGGTACTGGGGACGGAGGTGAAAGCGGGTGGCTAAAGCAACATGGAAAATGCCGGAGGACTTTCTGATGAAGGTATCCCGGCTGGCGGATAAGACGGATGAGATCATCCCGAAAGTGCTGGAGGCGGGTGCAGAGGTCGTGGAGGACAAGGTGCGCTCCAACCTGCAGTCTGTCATTGGCAGCGGGACAAAGTATGACTCCAGAAGCACCGGGGAGCTTTTACGCTCCCTTGGCACTTCTCCCGCACTGCAGGACAGGAACGGGGATTTTGACTTAAAGGTGGGCTTTTCCGAGCCTCGTTCGGACGGTAGCAGCAACGCCAAGATCGCCACCATCCTGGAATACGGCAAAAGCGGCCAGCCTGCTAAGCCGTTTCTGAAGCCCGCCCGATCGGCATCCAAAAACGCCTGTATCAGCGCCATGAAGGCAAAGCTGGACGAGGAGGTGGAGAACATTTGAGTTTACTTTCGGAACTGAAAACTGTGATAGAGGCGGTCGGTCTGCCTGTGGAGACAGGCGTGTTCTCCGATGAACCGCCGGAGGAATATGTGGTGGTCACGCCGCTTGCGGATACCTACGAGCTTCATGCCGATAACCTACCGGAATATGAGACCCAGGAGGCCCGCCTCTCCCTGTTCTCCAGGGGAAATTATCTGAAGCGGAAAAAGCAGCTTTCCAAAGCCCTGCTTGCCGCTGATTTTACCATTACGGACAGACGGTATATCGGGCATGAGGACGATACCGGCTACCACCACTACGCCATTGACGTGGCGAAAACCTATGAAACGGAGGAATGAGATATGGCTACCATTGGCCTTGATAAACTTTTCTATTCAAAAATCACGGAAGATGAGGATGGCAACGAGACCTACGCCACTCCGGCATCCCTTGCGAAAGCCATGACCGCAGAGCTTTCCGTGGAGCTTGCTGAGGCAACGCTGTATGCGGACGATGGCGCGGCGGAGGTCGTGAAGGAGTTCCAGAGCGGCACCCTCACCCTTGGCGTGGACGATATCGGCGCAGCCGCTGCGTCTGACCTGACTGGGGCGGTGATCGACCAGAACGGCGTTATCATCTCCGCCAGTGAGGACGGCGGCGCACCTGTCGCCATTGGTTTTCGTGCAAAGAAAGCAAACGGCAAGTACCGCTATTTCTGGCTGTACAAGGTGAAGTTCGGCATCCCTGCCACCAACCTGACCACCAAGGGCGAGAGCATCGAGTTCTCCACGCCCACCATCGAGGGGACGGTCATGCGCCGCAACAAGGTGGACGGCCAGGGCAAGCACCCCTGGAAAGCCGAGGTCACCGAGGGGGACGCCGGCGTGTCCGCATCCACTATCACCAACTGGTACCAGGAAGTCTACGAACCGTCCTATGCGGCCGCTGCCGCGGCATCGCTGGACGGTGAAGGTTAAGGAGGTCTGAGTCATGGATGAAAGAACAGCGATGGTCACCATTGGCGGCGTGGAATATGAGATGCTTCTGACTACACGCGCCACAAAGCAGATCGCCGGACGCTACGGCGGCTTGGAGAACCTGGGCGAGAAGCTGATGAAAGCGGAGAATTTTGAAATGGCGCTGGACGAAATCGTCTGGCTTATTACGCTCCTTTGCAACCAGCCCATCCTCGTCCATAACCTGAAGCACCCGGAGGACAAAAAGCCGGAGCTGACTGCCGATGAGGTGGAGCTTCTCACCTCCCCGATGGAACTGACGGATTACAAGGATGCCATCATGGAGGCGATGTACCGGGGTACCAAGCGGAACGTGGAAAGTGAGCCGGAGGGAAAAAACACGGCGGCCGGGTAAGCGATGAAGAATTGTTTACCCGGCTTTTGTATTACGGCATGGCCCATCTGAATCTGTCACGGGATGAGGTGTGGCTCATGCCGTTTGGCTTGCTTATGGACCTCTGGGAATGCCATAAGCAGTTTATGGGGATCGCAAAGCCGAAGCAGGTGCTGACCATTGACGATGTGATTCCCTACGGAATCTAACGGGGTCCCCGGAAAGCCATATGGCTTTTTGGGGAGAGGACGAATGACGGAATGAGCGAGTTTTCGTGTTTACACGGAAACGAGGGATATGAAGTCCATGAGGACGAAGGAAGGAGGTGCGGTCCGTGGCGGATAATTTCGGTCTGAAGATCGGCATTGAGGGCGAGAAGGAATTTAAAAAGGCCTTGTCCGAGATCAACCAGTCCTTCAAGGTGCTGGGTTCCGAGATGAAGCTGGTTTCCTCCCAGTTTGATGCCAACGATAAATCCATCCAGGCGCTTTCCGCAAGGAACACTGTGCTAAATAAGGAAATCGAGGCACAGAAAAACAAGGTGGAAACCCTGCGGGCCGCCCTCCGGAACGCCGCAGATTCCTTTGGGGAGAACGACCGCCGCACGCAGAACTGGCAGATCCAGCTGAATAACGCGGAAGCCGCCTTAAACAGCATGGAGCGGGAGCTTTCCGATAATGAGCGCGCCATTGAAGCCCTCTCCCAGGAGGAAACAGACGCGGCGGACGCTACGGAACGTCTCTCCCAGGAGATCGCCCGGCAGGAGGATGCGCTTGCAGGGATGAAGCGCGCCTATTCCAACGCCGTGCTGCAGTACGGCAAAGGCTCCGGCGAGGCAAAGGAACTGGAAGGACGCATCTCCCGGCTTTCCGGGGAACTCCGGGAAAACCGGGAGCGGATGAAGGATGCCGGGGATGTGGCGGAGGATCTTGGCGATTCGCTGGAGGATGCCTCCGAAGGAGCTGACAAATTAGGTTCCGGTCTCTCGGTAGCCACGGTGGCGATGGGCAACCTCATCGCCTCCGGCATCCAGGCGGCATTAAACGGCATCAAGGAGCTTGGCAGCGCCATCTGGAACCTGGACGAAGCCACGGAGGAATACCGGGTAGCCCAGGGCAAGCTGACCACCGCCTTTGAGGCGGCCGGCTACAGCGGCGAGACGGCGCAGAAATCTTACAACGAGTTTTACAAAATCCTTGGCGATACGGACACGGCCACGGAAGCGTCACAGCTGTTGGCACAGCTTGCTCAAAACGAGCAGGACATCACCAAGTGGACGAACATTGCCGCAGGCGTTTACGGCACATTCGGCGACGCCCTTCCCATCGAGGGCATGATCGAGTCGGCAAACGAGACTGCCAAGGTGGGACAGGTCACGGGCTCCCTGGCGGACGCCTTAAACTGGGTAGGTATCAGCGAGGACGAATTCAACGAGAAGCTGGCGGCCTGCTCGGATGAGAGCGAACGGAACCGTCTCATCATGGAGACCCTCTCCGGGGCGTATGACGAGGCAAGCGGCGCGTTTTACCGCAACAATGAGGCGCTGGTGGCATCCAGGGAAGGACAGGCGCAGCTGGATGAGACCCTTGCGGGGCTTGGGGAGACCATTTCTAATGTGAAGAACAGCCTGCGGGCGGAGTTCCTTCCCGCCATCTCCGAGGTCATCTCAGCCTTTACCGATATGATAAACGGCGTGGACGGAGCAGATGAAGCCTTTGCGGGAGCCATTACGGGGCTTGTGAATACGGCAGTCTCCATGCTGCCGCAGTTTGTGGATACCGGGATGCAGATGCTGACTTCACTTCTGTCTGGCATCATCCAGAGCCTTCCTGCTGTGGTGGAGGGTGCGGCGCAGATCATTGTCACTCTTGCACAGGGAATTGCGGAGGCTGCCCCTACCCTGATTCCGCAGATCGTCCTCGTGGTGACACAGATTGTACAGACACTGATTGAAAACTTGCCCATGATCCTGGACGCTGCCCTGCAGCTGATTCTGGGACTGGCACAGGGGCTTTTAGACGCTATCCCTGTTCTGATTGCGGCCCTGCCCGCCATCATCACGGCGCTTGTGGAGTTTATCGTTGGGGCGATCCCCCAGATCATTGACGCCGGGATACAGCTTCTGACCTCCCTGATTTCCGCACTGCCGGAGATCATCACGGCCATTGTGGCGGCAATCCCGCAGATCATTGACGGGCTGGTGACGGCGATCCTTGGCAGCATCCCGCAGATCATAGAAGCCGGGGTAAACCTGCTGATTTCCCTGATCCAGAACCTGCCCACCATCATTACCACCATTGTGGGAGCAATCCCGCAGATCATTACAAGCATCATAAACGCCCTTGTCGGGAATATCGATAAGATCATCCTGGCCGGCGTACAGCTTTTTGTGGCCCTGATCACCAACCTTCCGAAAATCATTGTGGAGATCGTAAAGGCGGTGCCGCAGATCATCTCCGCCATCGTGAAGGGCTTTGCAAGCGGTGTGTCCCAGATGGCAAATATCGGCCTGAACCTCATCAAGGGCATCTGGAACGGCATCGGGAATGCGGCAAGCTGGCTGTGGAACAAGGTCAGCGGCTTCTGCTCGAACCTGCTTAGTAAAATCAAGGGCTTCTTCGGCATTTCCTCCCCGTCCAGAGAGATGGCGTGGGTGGGCGATATGCTGACCCAGGGACTTGCCGGCGGAATCGAGGACGGCGCAGGTGCGGCTATCAGCGCCGCAGAGGATTTAAACAACGGCATCCTTGGCGTGATGAACGGGCTGGCAGTGGATATGCAGTCGGCAGTTCCTTCAAACTTTGCTTTTGATGCAAGCGGAACGGTCGGCTCTGTTTCCGGCAGCATGGGCGGCGTGGGCGGTTCCTCCTTCGGAACGCTCATCACCATCCAGCAGATGATTGTCCGCAGCGAGGACGATATCCGCAGGATCTCCCAGGAGCTTTACAACCTGATCCAGACCGGTTCCCGCGCCCAGGGAAGATTTAGTACAGCTTAAGGGAGGGATATGCTTTGGGCTTTTCATACAATGACATTACTTCAAAAAGCATGGGGCTGAAAGCAAGGCTGACCTCCTGGCAGGTCAGCGGACGGCTCCGCAACTTTACCACGACCGTTCCCGGAAAGTATGGCGTTACCGACTTCGGAGCGGACTTTGACTACCGGGAGATCGTGGTATCCTGCAGCATCTTCCCAAGGCACAGCTTTCCCGTCCTGGTTTCCACGCTGGATGATATTGCGGCGTGGCTTGACCCGGTGGGCGGCTTAAAGCAGCTGATTCTGGATGATGTGCCGGACCGGTATTTCATGGCAAGACTGAACGCTGCGGTGGAGTGCGAACGGCTCCTGCGCTCCTCCGGCAGCTTTGAGCTGACCTTTTTCTGCCCTGACCCCTTTGGCTACGCCATCGAGGATGAAACCTTCTCTATCACGGCGGAGGGCAGTCATACCATAACCCGGCATACCGGGAACATGGAGTCCAATCCCATCTACCGCATTGAGGGAGAAATTACCTCCGCAGCAGGAAACTATATCAGTATCACCACCAACGGGCAGGAATTAAAGATCGTTAACGCCACCCTTGCGGCGGGCGAAACGCTGGTGGTGGATACCGACCGCATGACCGCCTATGTAGAGGATGAAAACGGCGTTACGGTGCGAAACGGGCTGCCGTATCTGGAAGAACTGAATTTTCCCACGCTTTCTGTGGGCGACAATACTGTCTCCGTGGCAGTGTCAAACGCTGTGTTTACAGGGCTTGAAATACAGGCAAGGAGCAGATGGAGGTGAGCGGCGATGGCGCTAAAGACAATACTGAATCAACAGACAGACTTCACAGGCGAGTTCCCGGTCGAGTGGGCAAAGGACGGCCTGTGGCGGATGAATGAATCCGCTCCCGATGAAAACAACAATCTTCTGGATTCCTCCGGTGCGGGAAGACCTGCTTTTATTAACAACTGGAGCGGCACCACCGCATCTATGCGGAGTGGGCAGAAAGGCAATTACTTTCGTTTTAACATCAATAATCCTGCCACAGAGCAGACCTATCTGAAGGTCGCCAATGACGGCAGCATTTTCGCAGAGCTTGGAGGGCGTATCCTCTGCGGCGGCTGGATGAACCCCACCACCTATTCTGTGGGAAACACCTACTGTCCGATCTTCAACACAAGATACGGTCCCGGCCAGCCAATCTTCTACCTCTCCCTTTTCCGAGGCAGGCCGAGGGTCATGCTCTATGACAATACCGGCTCCCTGATTCTGGATGAAACGGTCACGCCGCCCTTCTCCCTGGTAAACGGCGGCTGGTACTTTATCGCCTGCCTGATCGAGCCGGATAACAAGACGGCACAGTATGTGGTGGGCGACCGTGAAAGCGGCACTGTGTGGGCATCGGAGGTTTTCACCTTTACCGGGGAACTGAACCGCTCCTGCACAGCGGATCTGATCCTTGGAATGCACGCCGATTCCTATTGGTACGCAGGTGGATTGGACGACTGGTTTTTAGACTGCGATACCCAGCTTACCGCAGAGGATTTGATGGATTATTTTCGCTCCTCCCTGATGACAAATGCCGGGGATACCTCCGGGAGCGTAGACGGTATCACTGAGCCGGGAGCAGTCACGCTCCGGGCATCAAGTGGTGTGTACCCGTCTGAGGGCGTGCTGACCACAGCGGCGGCTGAGTGCAACCTCTCCGGCACGGGACGTGTGTCTGTGACCAGCGAGTATATTTCCGGCACAACATCGGTTTCCCTTGTGGAGACATCAACCAGTGACGACCTTACCGATTGGAGCGATTGGGCGGCAGTCCCCGCAGACGGGCGGCTGACTTCTCCCAACCGGGCATACATCCGTTTCCGGGTAACGCTCACGACTTCCGATACTTCCCGGACGCCAAAGCTCATCGATATCCGGCTCTACGACATTCCAAAAGCCCCCTATGAGAAGATCGGCTACGCAAGGCCGGTAGTGCTGGACGGGAACGGCGCATGGGAGGCGGTACTGGAGAATGCCTACGACATCATTGTCACAGGCGAGATCAACGGCGAGGACACCCTCTCCTTTAAGATTCCTTACCGGGATGGCAAGCGTGGGTATATCGACAGCGAGAAGAAGATCCAGATCGTGGACGATGTGTACAAGGTCAGGACGGTCACTGATACCAGGGATGCGGATGGCAGCGCCGTGACCGAGGTGTATGCGGAGGCGGAGTTCTATGACCTGACATTCTCTGTCCGCAAGGAAGAGCGCACCTTTGAAGCGGAATACCCGGAAACGGCGATGGCCTACGCCTTAGAGGGAACCGAGTGGAGCGTTGGGACGGTGACGGTACGGACAAAGCGCACCTGGACCAGTACGGAAAAGAATGCCCTGTCCATCCTCAGAAATACAGCAGACCTCCACGGCGGCGATCTGGTTTTTGACTGCCCCAACCGTCTGGTGCATCTGCTGACGGTAAACGGCAGGGACAGCGGCGCGCTGTTTGCCTACAGGAAAAACATGAAATCCATCCAGCGTGTGGTGGATACCAGGGAGCTTGTGACAAGGCTCTACGCTGTGGGTGCGGAAGGGATGACCTTTGCCGACATCAACGGCGGAAAAGCCTATGTGGAGGACTTCACCTACACAAATGAGGTGCGCATCTCCACCCTGGACTGCTCCTCCTTCACAAACCCCTATCAGATGAAGGAATACGCCGAAATGCGGCTGGCGGATTACGCAAAGCCTACCATCTCCTACGTGCTGAATGCGATGGACTTATCCGTGCTGACAGGCTACGAGCATGAAGCCTGGGAGCTTGGGGATTATGTCCGTGTGGAGGATAAGGAACTGGGGCTTTCGGTGACCACCCGCATCGTCCGCCGGGAGTACAATCTGCAGGAGCCGTGGAACACGGTGCTGGAGCTTTCCACCACGCTGAAGAACCTGGGCAGTTCCGCCAGCGAGTGGGACAACGCGGCTGACTCGCTGGAAGGCACCAGCATGGTATCCAACAATGATATCCGGGAAATGGTCCCCTTCAACCTGCTGCGGAACTCCCGCGCTGATGACGGGCTGGCCTATTGGGTCAGCTCCGGCTTTGAGGCAGACAGCGAAAACGGCGCATCCGGCACGGCTTCCTTTAAAGCGGAGGGCGTGGCCGGCATGACCAAGAGCCTGTCCCAGACCGTCTATCCCGCCAACCGCTCCAGCTACACCCTGTCGGCACAGATCGGCTCGGAAAATCTGGAGAAGTTAAGCGAGGATTCCCAGGTGGGCATTGAAGTGGTGATCGAGTATGAGGACGGCAGTACGGAAAGCCGGTTCATTGATTTGTACTGATGGAAGGAGGACGGCATGGCATATTTATCTTCAACTTCCGCCCGGATCGCGCCGGAGAATTATTCCTCCAGGGTCAAGTCCATCACGGTGC